TTAAGACGCGAGCGCGCATCGATAGTGACCAAACCAGCAGAGCCGGAATCGCCTATTAAAATTAGCACGATATTTCGGCTACTATCGATGTTGTTATTTGCAAATATATTTGGAGGGCAATAAAAAAAGGGGCGCTAAGCCCCTTTTCTTTTACTCGGTTAAGGCATGCCTAAACATATGCCATTGCACATGTGACAAGGGCCATTTAGCAGATGGGATGCATTCCACTCCACGCAACAGGACATCTTCTGCTTGCGCACCGTCATACAGCAATAATTCAGCCTTTAATGCAGATGTTGTGCCGGCCGGATGATACTGCACCAAGATATATGTGGGACAGCCTATGCTGGCATGCTTAAGATGGAAGGCGACTTGATGTGGACTAAGTGCGACCTTTTTACCTCGTTTAACTACCTTCAGCTCCACCATTACAAACCTAGTCTTGTTCAGCGCTATCAGACAATCCGGTATTCCTAGGTTCACTCTCGATTCTATCCTCGTTATGTGCGCCTCCGGTAGGTTCTCTTTCAGTCTCTTGTATAGACCGGCTTCGGGCTTTATTGCCATTTTCAATTACCTCGTTTGCGTCAAAAGATGGTTCTACTTCGATAGTGCTCTCTACATCGATTGGCTCCATGTCAATGATGGTTTGAGGCGGAGCGCCATAGATGCGTTTGATTTCCTCAAGCTTACGCATTACTTCGTCTTTACTCATGCTATCGATGGTGCCGATGCGAACTTCTTTCCTCTCGATGTATATAGTGCCAAGTGCTTGGCCTCGACGATATTCAGCCGCTACGGCCGCACCATATGCGCCAGCTTCCAATGCCTTGTCTCGTATCAACTGCAAATCCTTCATGTGCCTATCGTAATTGGTGCCATACTTTGCATTTAATTCTGCACGATACTCTTGGATGGCAGCCACTACATGCGGGCATATCTCCGGATTGGTTAGCTTCCATGCCGTAACCTTGGCAGATTTCTCACTGAAACCCGCTCTGATGGCGCACTCTTTCATGGTGACTTGTCCGTCTCCCGATACTAGCTCTTGCACAAACTTCCATTCGCGGCCAGTCAGCTTCTTCTTTTGGCTATACAAGGAGCCTACATTACTAGATAGTCTCTTTTGCAATTTATCCCCCAAGATAGGTGGAACATTCCATACGTCCTTAGCGGCCATTAGCTTACTCTCCGGCAAATCCAAACATTATCGTCTTCCATTTTTTGACGCACAGTGAACCTACGCCCCTTTATACGTTTATAAAATGATTTAAGTGCATGGCGTAAGTTAATCACTTCATACAAGGAATGACTCTCTATGTAATCCCCAATGATCATTCCCTTGAACGGATACTTTGCTCTTCCACTTACACTGTTATATCGGATGACATGCTTTCTAGGTGTTATCCCAATCAATCTTACTTCTTCATCTTTTAACGGCATTTCTTTACCTCCCTGTTAAAGTAGACAGTAAATATACCCTTTTTAAGTGCCTTAGTCAATAGCAGGGTTTTTGTTCAATTATTCAATCCTATATAGTGGACGTTTTGAAAAAAAAGTAAAAAAAAAAAATAAAGGTCCTCGCGCGCAACCCCCTAGTAAATTTGCTGTTATTGCCTATTATTTAATCAATTTACTAAAATAATCTTTGATAATTTCCTATATAAACCCTTTTTTTACTCTTTTGCCATTACGTCTGTGAACAAAAAGTACCCATTACGCCATTACGTCTGTGATATTTCAACGTAATGGTGTAACGTAATAGATAAGTCATTGATATCCCTAAGTAATCTCAACCATTACGTCTGATTACGGTACTTTTCGTAAAAAAAAAAATCAATTCACTTTTTTTTCAAAACGTCCACTATATAGAATCAAATAATTGCTCCGTGGTCCGTGATCCGTGCACCTTTCTCCTCTCACCCCAACCACCCTCCAAGACCCACGCCCCGTGGCTTTCCAGCCATCCACCCTCTCCCATTTCCCCTCAAAAATCCCCTAAAAACTGCCATTACGGCAAATTTTCAATTTTCCCAAAAAAGTACGTAAATAAAAAAAAGAGACCCGAAGGTCTCTATAAAGTCATTCATTTACTTAAGTACGGGATTAAGGTACTTTATTCATACTTTCACATTTAATGCACTGTGTTGTTGAGGCAATTCAAAAGTTCGGAGACGATGTGTCGGATGGGTACAAATTCACCGAATTCTAGGTCTTCTATGTTTCCGACTTCCTCGTTATCTGCGACGATAGGTGGTGCAAACATGGTATAAGTCTCACCGTCGATGGTAATTCTCACCAGTTGCAGTACGTGTTCGTCGTTAAGTTCTTCCATACCTTAATATACTACGATTTATCCGTGCTGTCTTCTATAAAGTCCACAAGGGCATTGACATACCATTGCGCTTTCTTTAAGTCCTTCAGCGTGTCGTCTTTAAGGCCTGCACGGGATAGATACTTGAGTGCTGTAAGGCGTAGGTGCCCTCTGAATTCCTCAGGGGTGGACTTGGCCTCCATGTAGTCTATCGTTTCGATCCCTCCGCTGGTGTAGTGCGGTGGAGAATTGACGGGGTCCGGTGTTGGAGAAGAGGAAATCTCGTCAGTCCATTCGCCTTCATGGCGAAGGCCTTTCCAAGTGTTTTTCTTTAGCCACTCTGTCATTTCGTTTTGCGTTTTAAATTCGACGTTCTTCATTTCTAATCCTTTAAAATTGGCGGGGCGGTATTTAGGATACTCGTTTAAGCGCAACGACCTTCAGCTGTGCGCCCCCTTAAACTTATTATTTCCAGTCAGTTAGATAATGTTTTAACATTGCATAACAAGAGTAGTCACATAAATGTGACTCACGGTGGATTGTCGTTATGCGTATAGCTTTATATACCTCAGACCCTCTTGTTTCTGAACGCAATTCTTCCATAACACTAACAATATCTTCTAAAGCAATAAAAAGTGCTATATCTGATTTATTAAACTTTAACTCAACAAATCGTCTACTATTGGTCATGTGTTCGTATCCTTTACTTTCTGTAATACCTTCTTAATAAAATTCTCAATCTCTATGTCGCTGACTTCCCAAAAGTCGGCTAAGTCTTTTACATCCTTGTCCGATAATCCTTGCCATTCTTTAAGGAAGTTATGCTCCCCTTTACGCCATAAATACTTACCCTTCTCTTCTACAATAGGCATTGTCTAGCTCCTATGAATACGATTCTGCGATCATGTCTTGTTTAAGTAATTCTAAGGCACCCAGCTTACGCTCGATGTCCTTGTATCCGCTGTAGGATAGTTTAAGTCTGCCGTCTTTGACGCCGATAATGAACACCTCCTCAAATCCGTAGTCGATGGCGGCCTGTAGTCGCTCGTTTACAAGGTTCTTTTCACTGGCCGTGGGCAGTGAAGCTAGTTTAATGGTCATGTGTTTTTATCCTTTAATGCTTGTTCAATAGAATCACATAATCCAATTAACTCTTGACCTCTCATAGTATTGTTTTCAGCCCATTTACGAATACTTGATAATTTTTCATTATCCGTTAATCCTTGCCATTGACTAGGACTAGTAAATTTAATCCTATCTAAAACTGACGGATGAAAATTATCAATGTCAAAAACTTTACGCACTATTTCTTGCGCTGGTTGTTCTAGTGCTTCTTTTGGTGGTTTTAATGGCTGAATTGGTGGCAAGTTTCTAGGTATCATGTGTTTTTATCCTTTAATGCTTGCTGAATAGCACGGGCAAATTCATATGGGTCACATGAGCAATCAACTGAAACATGCTTAATAATTACCTCATGCATTTCATCATCTGTTAATCTTTGCCATTGATGAGGGGGGGTGTAGAGTGGTTTAATTTCTTTGGCATCTTTTAACGCTTCTTTTTGAAATGCTAATGATGATGTATGGTTATAATTACCAATCCAAGCCACAGGTTCTTGCGCTGGTTGGTTTAATCCCTCAACATAAGTATCACGCAAGTATTCATCGTTTAATTCTGCGACTGTTGGTTGTTCTAGCGCTTCTTTAAACTCACTATCCCTAGCAATGCGTTCGTCTATGGTATGTTTCCAATCCCTTGTGAATGGTTGTTCTAGTGCTTCTTTGCAAGTATTAAACAAATCATTAAAAGCCATTTTATATTGAGCAAGCCAAAATTTTGTTTCTGCATTGTTTTGATGTCTTTCATGAGTAAAGTTATTAGCCCATTTATCAATCGCCATCTTTAATGCTTCGTCTTTAGTCATTTTTTCTTATCCTTTACATCCATCTTTAGTTCTAATATCTCCAGCTCTAGTTGATGGAGGCGCTTGGCCACCTTATCGTTATACTCGTTAAGGTCATAAAACTTATCCCTTGTTATGGTAAACAGGGCGGCTATTGCGGCTAGTACAAAAAGAAAGAAAACACTAAAAATATCACTCATCACCGTTCTCCTTCAACAGAAAATTCGGGATGGCCCGTGGTAAACGGACGATGTTGTCTGGATGGAGTAGGTATTTACTTCCCATTTGCTCCTTGAGCCGTGCAACTTTGCTCTCGCGCAATGCGATAGCGGCATGAAGTTCGGCATCGGGCAATTGCACACGTGCTAAGTCTATTAGATACATGGTATTTTCCTTTTCTAACTTTCTATTGGTCATTTACTTGCCTTGTCCGCTCCGAAAAACTCGGAACGAGCGATTAGAATACCATTATTTAGCGTTTTGTAAAGTATTTTTAACAAAAGTATACGATAAAAGTACACCAAACGATGCGCCGAGCAGGAAAGCCTCTTTGTAGCAGAGGTAGTAATCGAGGGCTGTGGACATTTTTAACCTTTAATGATATAAAGAACTTTTCGTTGGAACAGTATTCTACTATGCCGTTTAAAGATCCGGAAGTAAGAAGACAGAAAGCCAAGATTTATTCAAAACGCCACTACGAATCACATCGTAGTGAGCACATCGAACGTATTAGATTACAGAAGATTCGTAACAGGGCAGATTGGGAACGATTTAAGGCTACCCTTCAATGTGCCCAGTGCGGAGAAAATCATCCCGCGACCCTCGATTTCCACCACGTGCTCCGTGATCCGTTAAACAGGAAGATTAGTGAGTTGTCTCAGAACGGTGCTTACAAGCAAGCGAGACAGGAAATACTAGACAAGTGCATTGTGTTATGTGCCAATTGCCACCGTAAACACCATCATGAAGAACGAATGGTGCAAGGTGGCATACTGACAGAGCGGTAGAACTAAACTATTAGTTTAGATATGTATATTTTTTTAAACTTTTTATACACGTTTTGATAACGTGTATATTTTTTTGCGTTTTGTATACACAAAATGGCTACGATTGTAGTAATTGTAGCTACAAAAAACCCCCAAGCAGAATTAACCGATGGGGGCCGTGTGTAATTATTATAACTTATTTGTTCATTACGTACATTGTAACTTCAAAGCCAAAACGCATTTCTGTAGCTGCTGGTGTTGTCCACATGATGTTAGTCCTTAATATATATTAAGCAAAAGTGCTTGTATGTAATATTCCGCTAAATACTACACACAAGCCATACGGATAATCATTATTTAGCCAGCTTCTCGGCGTTCTCTTTCATCTTACTAAGTATCAATAAGAAGCGTAGCTCTTCCATCTCTGCGGCCGTCATACACTTCTACCAATATAAGTGGCAGTACTGTCCTTGAACTGCACCTCCACTGCGCAAGGATAGCCGGTATTGACATGCAGTAACTTATAAACGCCTACGGCCATCGCCATGATGGACACTAAAAATAAAACAACCACCACTACTTCGGCCCTGCTGTATTTATTGTTACCCATGATAGTCTCCTATTAGAAGCAATTAGTATTGCAATTGCCTAAATTATCACAACAAGTAGTGCACATCACCATTTTACCGCCTGACATAAAGGTGTGCGTGGTGCATGCCGCGTAAGCTGTTAATGAAACTACTAGTAATACCAATCCTGCGAATATCTTTTTCATGTTATTTCTCCTCTTGTTTAGGTACATCAACGGGCGGGGTATCTTCTAGCTTGACTGACCAGTCGATTTCCCCGTAATTACTATCAAACTTGTCATTCTCGTTAATTTTAGACTGGATTTTATCTCCAGTGATGTCGTTTCTCGCTACCATGCTAAGTCTCTCCCTTCTTCTACAGTGTCTTCAATCGAACTATCCGCTTTAAGCGTATAGTATTCCTTCAGCGCGTCTTCATGCAGGTCCGCGAGCCGTGAGAATTTAAACGAGTACACGTGTGCAAAAGCCTTGAGCAGTTCCGGTGTAATAACCAGCTCGCTCTCGGCCATTGCCTTTAAATCATCGACCACCGTCCAGCAGTCCATGATGCTTTCTTCCATCTTTGTATATACACCCATGTACTTCTCCTTAAAGATCATTGGCTATTTCAAGCTCGACGATGTCTATCTCGGTAAGCTTGTCGTTAGGTAGTTTTACCATGGCCGTGGTAGGA